CTACTTCATCCTCATCATCTTCGATATGGACTTTATACATTACCGTATCTTTATCATAAGCAGATGTAGCCTTGTGACTTACATCATCCATAAAGTAAGCAATTGTAGCACCCGAGCCTGGATATTTTCCATCCACCTTTGCTCTTTCACAGTAAATTTCATCATTAATAATAGCAATACTAAATTCACCATCATAGCCATCAAATGCAGGATCAACAAGCTCTACCTGTGCAATATCATAACCATAAAAAACCAATTCTCTAATAATATCTCTAGCTTCATCATAATTAGCTACAATTTCTGCATAAGTATAAGAGCCAGCAATATCCTCTACAGTTTCATTATAAATTTCACAAAACTCTTCTACACAACATACATCAATTTTTTTCAAACAAAAGCACACCCTTTCAAATTACAGCATTTTATATGTCTTACCAATTTTAAATATAATCTCGTCATGTGCTTCTGTGTGCCACTCTTTACCATTAATTGCAGAAACTCCGCTTTTAGCAGGTACATGCTTTACAGAAAATTTTCCCATCTTTCCAAGTGGAATAATCTCTTCTGGATTGGCAGCGAGTGTATCATGCACATAAGTCTCCAATGCCTGAACAACCTCTGCAATCTCTTTCATTGTATAATTATTTTCTACTGTTTTTGTTCCAATTCCTTTAATAAAATCATTCTTTACCATTTTGATTTACTCCTTTATTTCAACTATTTTATACAAAAAAGAGGGTAACAGCTACAACGAGTCCATTCCCTCTGATGCGATTTTTCTTTGTCGGAAACCGCAACCGTATTTGTGTCAAGCCGATCTTCCAAGGAAAATCGTAAACCTATTGTGGCTTCGTCAGCCAAATATTTATAATATGCATTCCATCCTAGAACACATTTCTTTGTTTATATAACAACTACTCACCTGCAAAAATCGGTCATACGAAAGTTTGATATTAATAACTGAGTGAGAGATGAGTAGTTATTTACTTGATTAATTTTATATGATATCATATGAATTGTAGGAATCTCCTACATTCAGGTCATCAGTTTTTCCAAAGATTTATAATCTACAGGAAAGGCAGGTGATTACATATGGCAAGTTTTTACTCTGTAAAGACACCTGTGTACGTCCATGCGTACTGGCGTTTCCGTCTTGGTAGATGGGAACATGTCCGAGCGCATTGGAGAGCATACCCACGCCGATAAAGCAAATA